GGAGTTGATATTTCAAGAATTTTTTTGCGACTAAATGTGGCAGTTCTTTTTATTGCCAGTGAAACAGGATCACCTTCTCCATCAGCATCAAGTGGATACGCATCGACTTCATCAAGCATCAAATACCGACACGGCATTGATCTTAAGCCAACGGCAGAATTGGCACCTGTGGCAACAATAATTCCACCTTTAAATTCTTTTACTAATTGAGTGTTCCCTGAATCACGGGATTTTGGGTCCGAAACTTTGTCTTTAAGAATCGGTGTTTCTGCTATCGTTGGGGCTAGTCTTTGAACAGACCATCTTTTCGCCAATTCCACTGTCGGTTGAACCACCATTGTCGGTGCAGGGGCTTGGCCTATAATGTAGCTTATCCAACAATTCCCTGCTTCCGTCCCTCCTAACTGTGATCCCTTCATAAAGACCACCTTCTCGACTGACGATTTCGGTGAAAGGCAGTCTAATATCTCCTTTAGGTATGGTGTTCTGCTTGTTCTCCATCTTCCAGGCTCCGATGATCCTTTGCTTGGTAATATTCTAAATTCATCTGAAAATTCTGATACGGATAAGTCAGGATCAAGTTGCAATCCCTCTGCATACGACTCACGAAACAGTTTGTAAGGGTTGACTGCCATCAATTGCTCTTAAACAGGAAACGATTTCATCTTTAATTAGTTCATGAACCCGATGTTCATCAGTTTCATTTGCGATCACTGGTGATAACCGATTGGGAACTGAAAGTAAGGTATCACGCACCAACCTGGCTTGATTAAAAGCAGCGTCTTTTACGGCCTTTGCATCAATCAAGTTTCCTTCCAGTTGATCAACTTCCAATTTGGTTTTCTTGGCCCTTAAACCTTCGTGCATCGCTCGGATCCTTGTCAGGCTTGTAATGGATGTGTCAGGTGCTAATTCTTCAGCCAAATCAAAGTTCTTTTTCCTGTTTTGTAACCGTGGTGAGTTTTGCTCCCACTCAATATCGGCTTTTTCAGGATCTATTTTGCCGTTTATTGGTGTGATTTTTCCCTTGGCGATTGCCTTGGTGATGTTGGCAGGCGAACATTTTCGGTGCCTAGCGTATTCAGAATAGGAAATTAATTTTGCCATCAGTTTACCTTTTAACCTAATTTTGGCCTATGTGATAAGCGAAACGTTGCGACCATGTGAAAAACC